TATACAGCTAGCGGTAAGCGTCCGAGAACCGCGCGCAATCACCCGCAAGAGGGGCCAAAGTGCGTGCACGTTCCGTGGAACCATCCGGCGTTATCAGTCGAAAGGCCGAGCGACCACCGCGAAACTGAGTAGCCACTGCGAGGACGTCTATTTCGATTCGTCGCCCGGTAGTCAGCCTTAAAGTAATGCTACTCTTGTCGGCACTCCAACGGAAGCGCCAATCTCTCGGCGGCTTGCGGGACCTGACTTTCGACCGCGGGCCGCGAGGTGGAATGGTGCGGCAGTTCGCTAGCGCCAGGCGCGCAAAAAGTGGTTGACCGCTGGTTGACCGTGGTTGACCGCGCGGTTTACCGGCGACCGCCAATGGCCACAAACGAAAACGGATAGGCGAGTCGCAAAAGAAAATCCTCGACGGAACCGCCTTAATCGCGTACTCTGGCGACAGATGGATGCTGAAAAACCGCTGCTGATGGACCAAGTCCAGTACGCCAAGCACCGCGGCAAGACCAAACAGTACATCAACAAGCTGGTGAAGGCCGGAGTGCTGGTCATGCGCGGAGGCAAGATCGACGTGCGCGCGTCCGACCAAGTGCTGGACGACAAGCCGTTGCCCGAAATCGACGAACCGCCCGCCGCCAGGACCATGACGACCGCGCGGACGCCGGAGGACGGGCAGCAGAGGACCACGTACGCGGAGGCTCGAACGATCCGGACGGTTTTCCAGGCGAAGCTCGCACGGTTGGACTTCGAAACCCGCCAGGGAAAGTTAATCGAAGCGGAGGGCGTGCGGTTGCGGATCTCGGAACACGTGCGCGCGCTCCGAGACGGACTGCTTGGGCTGCCGGACCGGTTGGCGAGCACGTTGGCCGCGGAGACCGACCAGCGCAAGGTCCATGTGCTCCTGCGGACGGAAATCACGCGCGAGTTGGAGGCGCTGGCTCATGCACTCGGCGACGTGTAATTGATGTATGGGCACCGGAACTAATGCGGATTATTTCTTAGCGGCGCGTAGGCCATCCTGCCCCGAGCGGGATGGATGTATCCCGCTCGGAGGAGTGGTCCGAAAAACAAAAGACCGAAATGGCGACCGCGATTAATCAGGACGCACCGGATACGATCTACACCGCCGTCGATGCGCCGTTCGAAGCCGCGCTCCTGCCCGACCCCGATCTCGACGTAAGCCAGTGGGCCGACGAGTACCGCGTGCTCTCGCGCGTCTCGGCCGGAGAGCCGGGCCGGTGGCGCACCTCGCGCACGCCGTTCCTGAAGGAGATCATGGACTGCCTCAGTCCGTCCTCGCCGTTCTCCCGCGTGGTGTTCGTGAAGCCGGCGCAGATCGGTGGGTCCGAAGTGCTGTTGAACTTCCTGGGCTACATCATCCACTACGCGCCCGGCCCCACGATGATGGTGCAGCCCACCGTCGAGTTGGCGAAACGGTTCTCGCGGCAGCGCATCGCGTCCCTGATCGAGACCAGCCCGACGCTGGCCCGACGCGTGTCCGATCCGCGCGAGCGCGACTCCGGCAACACGATTCTGGCGAAGGAGTTTCCGGGCGGCGTGCTGGTGGCGACCGGCGCCAACAGTTCGGTCGGACTGCGCTCGATGCCGGCGCGGTATCTGTTGATGGACGAGGTCGACGCGTACCCGGCGTCGGCGTCGACTGGCGGCGCGGGCACGGAGGAAGGCGATCCGGTCGACCTGGCCATCCGGCGCACCGGCACGTTTGCCAACCGGCAGATCGTCATGGTCTCGACGCCGACCATTGCGGAGACCAGCCGCATCGAGGCGGCCTACCAGGAATCCGATCAGCGGAAGTACGAGGTGCCGTGCCCGCATTGCGGCGCGTTCCAAGTCCTGCGATGGGCGCAGGTGAAATGGCCGGAGCGCAAGCCAGCCGACGCATGGTACGAGTGCGAGCGTTGCCACGAGCGTATCGCGGACCACCACAAGCAGGACATGCTGGCGCGGGGCCGGTGGCGTGGAGAAGCTCCTGGCGATGGGGAGACGGCGGGCTTCTGGCTGAACGGACTCTACTCTCCGTGGACCACCTGGGGACAACTGGCGAAGGACTTTCTCCGCGCCCGCAAGTCGCCCGAGCGGATGCAGACGTTCACCAACACGGTCCTGGCCGAGACGTTCCAACTGGCCGGCACGATGAAGACGGACGCGAGCGAGCTACTGGCGCGCCGGCAACCGTACCGTTCGGAAGTGAAGCTGCCGGCAGGCGTGGTGCTGATCACCATGGGCGCGGACCTTCAGGCCGACCGCATCGAATTGGAGATCGTCGGATGGGGCCGCGACGAAGAATCGTGGTCGCTGGCGTACATCGTCCTGGCCGGCGATCCGGCGCAACGGGATCTGTGGGACGCCTTCGATCAGGTGCTCTCCCTGAAGTTCGATCATCCATGCGGACGTGAGTTGGCGATAGCGGTGGCCTGCGTGGACTCCGGTTTCCACCAGGGCATCGTGCAAGGGTTCTGCAGCGGGCGGCAGAGTCGAAACGCGATGCCCAAGATGTATCCGGTCAAGGGCGCTGCCGGCCAGCGTCCCATCTGGCCGCGCATGCACAGCAAGGCGAAAGACAATCGTCCGCTGTGGGTCATCGGCGTCGACGCCGGCAAGGAGGCGCTCTACGCCCGCTTGAAGATCACGGAGCCCGGACCGGGCTTCTGCCACTTTCCGATTAGCGACCAGTACGACCTAGGATACTTCGAGCAGCTTACCGCCGAGACATGCCGCGTGCGATACAGCAAGGGCTTCGCGCATCGCGAGTGGACCAAGAAGCCGGGCGCGCGCAACGAGGCGCTCGACGCTCGATGTTACGCTTACGCAGCGTTGCAATCGCTAATCGCCGGGCGGTTCCGATTAGGCAAGCAGGCAGACCAGATCGAAGCGATGCTTCCGAGGACGCCGGGAGATGAGGATCGCCCGGCCCGCCCGATGCCCATGCCGCCACCGCCAGGCCGCCCCGAGCGTGAGTGGATCGAGAGAAGGGATTGGTTCAATCGCTGATGGCACATTGCGTTCAGTCCGGAATCGTGACCGCCGCCTGCAGCAATTGCGGCGGCCGCGCGGAGAAGATGCACCAGCCGGTGTTCCACCGCGGAGTTTTCTGTCCGAAGTGCTGCCCAGTCTGCGGGGAGAATGCTGCACCACCTCAGCCAGCACCACCGGCGCCACTGCACGGCGTGGTCGCGGCGGCCAAGCGCAATCAGACGCCGGCACCGGCGCGGGGCACCTCGCAGTTTCAAGACGCCGCGTGGGGCCACCGTCCGAACGACCCGTGGGTCCACGACCGCGACCGGCACGAAGCACGTCCTCGGTGGGTTCCGGCGCGTCCGCACTGGTTCCGATAGAGTTCGATTCGGATGCGATTCGGTTGCGATCTGATTCGGACCGCGCGGGTCGAAAACGCACAAAATCATCGCCGCCGTTGAAGTTCCGTGTTTTGCCCTCCTGGAGCCATTGATTCTAAAGCAAAGATAGGCGTTGACAGACGGGGGGTACCATGGCTTACCGTGGCCAGTAAGAACGCGCGGCAACGCGCGTAGTTACCCTTGCGGGAATACCCGCACACCCTTTCTAAAGTGGCTTGCGCCCAAAGTGTCTCTCGGAACTCCCAATCGCGAAGGACTTGACGTTCGGATTCTAAATCCATTTGCCGGACGTGGATACACCAGCAGGAAGCGTGCCGAGCGTTATGTCCGGCGTGGTGTTGCGCGGTGGGTAGAGGACAGCCAGGGGCGCGAATGCCTTCAGTTTCTTGCGACTGGCCAGACCGCCGCAGCCATCGCCGCGTCGATGGCCAGGAACGTTGGTTACGATCTGGCGGCCTACGACGGCATGGCTAAGATGCACCAGATGCGCAACGTGCCCATCGTGGGCGCCGGCAAGATGCTGAACCTCGGCAAGCGCAAGGGCGCGTCGCGCCACGTCTTCCTAGCGGCCCAGGTCTGGTAGTAGCCGATAAAGCAATGTAAGGCTGCTGGCGTTCCTGCTGCGGGCGACCGACGGACTGATTCCGGTAATCCGCTGACGCAACCGATCTATTCACGCGGTCCGCGCGGGCTGCACAACCGCAACCACTAGACCGAAAGGAACTTTCCCCGTATGGCAGACGCAATTACGAACCCGAACCCGAATTACAATCCGGGCTTCAATCCCAATCTTTCTCCGGCGGTAACGCACCAGCCCAGCCTCCTCGGTGGCGCGGAGAACATCAAGCTTCTCTTCGACGAGGAGCTTGATAGCCGGCGTGAAACCCTGGCGCGGCAGCGCGCCTGGGAAGCGGTCTCGCTCGAGCAGGCGCACATCGCGAACCGGCGCTCGCAGAACGCGGCAACCATCGATCACGCCATCAATGCCGGCCTGGTGCTCTCCGGTCAGATCGGTGCGACCGAGGGCCAGCAGACCGTTTCGCCTGCGGGCACGGCGGCCAGCGAAACCACCAAGGGCGCGGTCGCGGCGGCCGGCGCCGGCGAGGCGGTGAGCGCCCAGACGGTCACTGCGAATACCGCCAACCTGATGACTGCGCTTACTCCGGTGATCGCCTCTTCTGTGGCGAACGCGGTAAGCACGGCGTATCAGATGTTCATCGCCAGCTTGCCGACGCTCATCACCGCCATTGGCGGTGCGTCGACGCCGTCTCAGACGTCGGCCAAGCCGGCGACGTCGTAGACCTCCCATACGGGGAGGCCTCTTTGCGGGTGCGGCAGCGGAAGCTTCTCTCCAACGCCGCCCCGTGGAGGTTTCCCAAAACTTCCAACAGGAGGTGTCTTACGTACCTAACCATTACTCTCGATCCTGCGTCCGTGACTGCTGCTCAGGCGCTCTTAACTCAATGGGCAGCAATCGCGGCCGCACCAGCAGATACGCGAGCTCAGTTGAACCGCATGGAAGCTCTGCTCGCGAGTCTTGCAACCGCAACAACCGCAATTCAAACAGGAGAAACGAAAATCATGGCAAGCATCGACGATTTGACGACCGCAGTCGCCGCAGAAACCACCCTCGAAGGGTCGATCATCACTCTCTTGGATGGTGTCCAGGCGCAGCTAGTAGCTGCCGGGCTGGATGCCACCAAGGTCAACGCAGTGTTCGATAAGGTCACTGCCAACAACACCGCGCTGCAGGCTGCGATTACAGCCAACACCCCGGTCGCGCCGGCGCCTCCCGCGCCTCCGGCCGCGCCCGGATCGTAAGCAGTAATCAGGAAGAGCCCTCGGGCTGTACTCCCGAGGGCTCCTGATCGTTTGACGCGGGCACCAGCTTCCCCTATGAGCACTTGCACTATCCCAGAAGAATGGCGCGATGTGATTGGCTTTGAAGCAGATTACGAAGTGTCGTCTGAAGGGCGCGTTCGGAACAAACACACGGGCCACGTTCTTCGGCCATGGGTCGCCGGCCATGGCTATCATTACCTGCGGTTGGGTCGTAAGAACCGGCGGACGGTCCACTCGCTGGTAGCGGAGTCCTTCGTTGGGCCCAGGCCCAGTTCAAATCACGAGGTGGCGCATTGGGATGGCGTCGGCACTAACAACCGCGCGCCCAATCTCCGATGGGCGACGCACGCTGAGAACATTGAGGATCAGCGGCGCCATGGCACGATCCATGCACCTCAGATGCATGGCGACTGTCACCCCATGGCCAAGCTATCGAGCCAGAACGTCGCGGAGATTCGGCAGGTTTACAGCGGTGCTCGCGGTCAGCTCACAGAGCTG